CAGTTGATGCTTGTTGTGAAGTAAGTGTTGCGCTTGTTGTTAATGTTGCCCAAGGCACACTAGGATCAATTTGTGGGTTTCCACCAAGAGCATTTGGATTTGGTAAATTGTTGCTATAACTTGAATTAGTTGATGTAATCAACTGATTACTGCTATTATAAAATTCAATTTTAACGTTTGCTGTATCACTTTGACCAGCACGACCGCCACCGTTGTGTGCTAGCACACTAAAAGTAAAAGTTCCGCCACCTTGCATAGTGCTATTAAACACTACAAATTGGCTAATTGTTGTTGTTACATATGCTGTTGCAATACTATTATAAACTGCTTGCGCATTTGCGTGAGATGACGCAAAAATACCTGCCATTGCTGCAATGGCAATAATAAGTTTTTTTAACATAATTTTTCCTTGATTTGATTATTTGTTGAAATTATTAAAATAATTGAATCGTTGAAAAACTATGTGTAATTGAATACGAGATATTTAGTCCAACATATATAACAATTGTGTTCCAATAAATAATATAAACAGGAGAATCAACTATGTTAAAAGACCAAAGCCTACCTGAATTAGCAGTTACTATGGCACAAATTGCCAGTGATGCATACAAAGACAATTATTTTGAAGTATTTGATAATCTTGGTTTTACCAAGCATAAGTTCCTTGATAATGAAGGCGCACAAGGTTATGTTGCAGCAAGTAAAACAGAGGTAATTGTAAGTTGCCGTGGAACACAGCCAACACAACCAAATGATTTACTTGCTGATCTTGATACTATTCCTAAACGCCATGGTAAAGGTTGGGTTCATGAAGGATTTCGTCGTGAAGCACGTAAGATTCTTGACCAAGTTTTAGATTGGGTTGCAAAGAACAAAGGCAAAGACATCTATGTTACTGGACATAGTTTAGGTGCTGCAATGGCACTTTATATCACACAAGAACTAGAATTTGCTGGTTATCCACCAGTAAAACTTATGACATTTGGTCAACCACGTCTTGGTAACGCAGATTATGTGGAAGGTATTGCAACTGAACATTATCGTTTTGTAAATTGTAACGATATGGTTACACATGTTCCACCAAGTGCGCTGCTATTCAAGCATCATGGCACATTATGCTATATCAACTTCTATGGCAATATCCGTCCGCTAAGTCGTTATCAACGATTTAAAGATAGCATGAGAGCGCATTGGCGTTGTTGGAAGAAAGGTCAGTTGTTTGATGGACTATATGACCACAACATGAGTCTTTACATTGATAAGTTAAAGAATATACGTGACACGGGACAAAGCATTAATTAACGATCACCGTGACCATGGTGCATAATATAAGCATCTATATCAGTGTAAAAATAATGATGTCCTATTTTTACTAAAAAGATAAGATTTTTATCTTTGCGAGGTTTGTTGCTAAAATATAATGCACCAAGTGTTGGATCAAATTGGTAAGAAGAATATAGCACCATCATAGCTATGCTGTAAAAGTCAGCATTTTTTTCCATATCTACTCGTGTAAATGGTGAACAAATAAATGTAAATTGGCAATCGCTGCCTTGCTTTTGATAAACAATTTTACATGCTGTGTTTGGAAATTTACCACTATATAATCTGTTACGGATTACCCATGCAACAGCTACTTGTCCTTTCCAATCTTCGCCGCCAGCTTCGTTTTTAATAGCTTGAGCTACACACTCACTTGGAAACTCCAGTGTGGATTGTTTTTTACTAATCATATATTGTGATGGGAGTGGGTCTTGTGCCGCAACAGAATAACTCACTGTTAGGAATATTGCCAAAGACACTAAAAATTTTTTCATAGCCCCACATAAAAAAGTGGGCCCGTTCTGTTTCGAGGTGGAACCCATACCCAATGAATTACGCTACAAGAGCGTGTTCAAATGCGAAGTTATCGTTCGCTGCGTTTACTTTTTTTTGGTCTATAAAGCAACCAACCTACTATCTACTTCAACCCTTTCAACGTCAATCGATCCCTTGCTGGCCCAACAAAGATACATTGGTCGATGCGCTCTAGTTATCCCTTTATCGCTATTAGGGAACCAATGTATCTATGGTGGACCAGGAGGCAGTCGAAGCCTCGTCTTGCCCATCTATTAGTTGCTATCAACGATAGTATATTATTTATAGCAGCTTTTTTATTATTTGTCAAGAACAAAAGGATTTGTTTTTTTCATTACCGACTTTAATCTTCCTCGATTCCAGCCCGTTGGATAATCTTCTAATGAATATTGACCTTCAATATTTCCATCATTGAACCAATATCTTTTATTTCTAATTTTTCTTCCATCTATTCCTTTTGGGTATGGCGATGGAATACCTTTGTCAATAAATTTTCCTGTTGAAGATATTTTTGGTTTTTTTGCAATTTTTCTACCTTTTTTACCGCCTTCAATCATTGCGATATAAGAACATTCATCGCTTGTAATTAAGCCAAGTAATCCTTTATATGCAATGAGGTCTTGCCAATGACCGTGCTGTTCATATAATATTCTATGTGCTTCTGCGTGTTCTTCTATTGAGAGTTCAATAATATTGGATGGGTCATTTGTACCACCCATATGTTTTGGTATAATGTGATGTTTATGTTTAATTCTGCCGTTCATAATATTATTTAGGATAGACAGAAATAAGTTTAGGATAGACAGAATTATTTTCTAATAACGGTAGTTTGACCATCAGGACCAGCCACACCCCAAGGTGCAACAATGTTACGGTCCATGCTTGTATTTGTAACTTGCAATAATTGGTTGAATACTGCTGTAAATTTGCCCAATAATCCATTAAGACTTATACTGCCTAATAGTGTAGCACCCAACGCATCAATATTTGTTGGAGTAATCTGAGATAACATTTCTAACGTGCCATAAACCATTTGGTCAGTATTAAAAGGATTATCATATTTTGTGGTGCCTATATTTCCATAAAGCATTTTATTAAGGATGCTCATAAGTGTAGCCACAAAAACATCATTATTTGTTAGAACCAAACCTTTTTCATTAATTTCAGCAAATGGAATTTGATTGCGATTTAAACCAATAATATATGCTTGATTACCCACAACAATAATATTGCTGTCAACTGCTTGTTTTAATAAATTAAGTCCAATATTTTGACGCACTTGTTGACTTACGTTTGACCATTGTAAATCATAATACGTTTCATCAGCTTGAGCAGGTAGCATGGTGCTTGGATTATAGCCAGCGTTAATAAGTGCAGTGTTGCGTGTATCAACATAAATGTCTTGTGGTGTTTGTGGTATATATTGATCTGCAAGATGGTCTGGCACTATTGGTAAATTACCAGTATAAGCTGCAAGATAAAAACTACCAGGATCACGATAATATTGACTGTGAGGCAATTTAAATCTCTCTACGTTAACACCAAGTGGTTCAAGCGCAGCAGCATTACGACCCATACGCATTGCACCTTTAATTGCATCACCATAAATGTTATCACTTGCTACACGTTCTAGGTATTCACCAATTTGTCCATAGCCATTTTGCTGGCCATAATATGGTAATCCATCGGCAAATACATAAGCATTAATAGGATTATTAGTATTATATTGTTCAAACAAATTAATACCAAAATTAGTAATATGATGATTTTCTTTTAAGATTTGTGAACAACTTGCAGTATGTGCTTGTTCACATGCTTGGATTGCGGCTTGTATAGTTGGGTCAGTGTTGTTTTTAATTGAAGTCAATTTTGATTCAATTTGATTCACAAGTGCGAAAACTGCATCATCAAGTGTTGTATATGTAATACCATTAATCACAATAGTGTCTGGACTTGAAGGTTGACCACCACCACCAGAGTTGCCTGGAACATGATAGCCACCAGTTAACAAAGTTTGTAATTGAACTACTAATCCATTTAACGCCTGACCATCAGCAGTCCCCATAATTTTATTATTTGCATCAATAATATATGGTAGCGTATCGTTATGAACATATCCAGCTGGTGTTCCAATAAAATCAGCCATTGTTATTTCGCCAATACTACCACCACCAAAACCCCATGTTTGATAAAGTTTATCAGTCGCTCCTTTATACATTGGTGTGCTCATTTGACTTAAATGATTTAAGTCTAAACCAGCATCGGTCTTACTCAATGCAGTTCCAACTTCCTGAAAAGTTTTTGCTTTTGTAATCCCAAGACTTATAAAATGCTGACCTAAATCACTAAATGATTTGCTTGGACTTGTAGCTGCAAGGTTGGGACACATGTGATTCAAATCTGTTAGCTGTCCAAGATGGTCTAATGGCACTCCCACATTAAAAGCACTACTAACTGCACCAACTGCTGTTGGGTCAGTAATATTATTCAAAATATTTTGAACTTTTGTATCATGCAGCGGATTATCAATACCAGCGAGTGGAATATTATTTTTAACAAGTTGTTGGGTAAGTCCTGTTACACTACCCAAGCCAGCAGTAACTATTTGATTTGCAATATTACTTGGTTGTTGTAAACGTAATAAATTTGTTGTTACAAAAGTTCCTATATTGGTTAAATCACTAGCAGCAGCGGGTAAATTACTTGTTAGCGCACTCATACCAAAGCTAACAACACCATTATTGTTTAAAAAATTAGCACCAAGACCGCCAGGTCTATTTGCACCAAATGCAAGACCAGCAGCTTCACTAACTGCACCTACAACATTATTTGCAATTCCACCATAGGCATTAGTAATACCAATTTGCTGCATAAACGCAGTTGTTCCACCAAATGCTGCACCACCAATCATGTTATTAGCAACACGATTAATCATACCATTTAAGCCACCATTTACTGCAAATTGTTGGATAGCATTAGGCAAAGCAAGTGGGTTTTGCAATACACCATTAAGCGGACCAAGTAAACCACCAACCGCACCGCCGAGTGCACCATTTACTACATTAGTGATACCACTTGGTAATACGCCAGTTAAACTTGGTAAAATATTAGAACCGATTCCACTAAGTGCATTCAATGCGCCACCACCCAATGACGTAAGCGGACCAGCAACTTGACCTAAAACTTGTGATAGTCCACCACCTAAAACGTTTCCAATAGAACCAAGTGCTCCACTCATGGCACCAGTGATACCAGTAGCACCAAGTGCACCAGTCAACCCACCAAGAACACTATTCAATCCTAAACCTAAACCACCAAATAAACCAGCACCAGCTATCGCACTTAAAATACCTAAACCGCCACCTGCGCAACCTGCGCCTGTGCCAGGTGCTGCACCTTTGGCATTTGCTGGTAAGTTTGCACTTGGTCCACCTTTGCTAACTTGGCCATTATAAGTGCCGTTGATAAGAGCAGCTTCATCAGCACGACGACCTGGATTACTACTTAAGGCTCCAAGTTGATCTGCCATTGCATTACTGTCACCACTTTGTGCAGCAGCAACTGCATCACTCAAGCAAGAACTGCCTGGTCCATAATTATAGGCAGCATCAACATAAGCTGCTTGTTGTTCTGGCGTCATATTGTCCCAAGCTGGTCCAATACGATTAGCAATCGCAGGTGCATATGTGTTTACAATCTGCTGTTGCATCAAATTTTGTGCATCAGCTTGACTAATTGTTTGACCAGGTTGCACTGGACTACCATCTAAATTATAGTGATTACCATAACCAATAGCATAACCATTGACATCATAATATGGCGTTGAACGAAATCCTTCGTGACTTGCAATAAAACTTGATGTAAGTGACGGGTCTTTAAGTGTAGTCATGAAACATTAGTCCTGCTAAATGTAGGCGGTGTCCAAACAACACCATTTGGATAATATGTATCTGCGTGTGCATTTAACAAACCAGGTATTGCAATAGGAGCACCAGTAGCAACTAATTTTTTAAGACCTTGCGGTTCTTTGCGCAATTTAACATCTTGATTAATGCTTAAGTTAGTTCCACTATTATCTTTGAGTTGTTTAAGTGGTGTATCAGCAGTAAAGTAACTTATTGCGCCATTATATGTGTCAGTTACACGAGGAATAGAGTTAGCGTTAATAAATTTAGTTGCATAATCAGCAGCAGTTTGAGGCAATAGATTTGTAGGAACATTATAATTATTAGGATCGGCGTTAAGCACTGCTGCTTTAAGTTCGTCAGAATTATGTAGCGAATCATGAACATAACTCAAATCAGTACCAAATGCGGTTTGGTTTGTATCAAAATCTTTAACAACAAAATTTACACCAGTTGCTGTTATAGTGGTTCCAATATTATAATTAGTATTGCCAATGTTGCTTGTTCTTGTGTAGATACTTGCTGGTAAATTAACTAAAACACCTGTCACACTGTCAGGAATTGGTGGATGATAATTGTTTACAATACTTACATTAGGTAATAATCCACTGCGTGTCCAACTAAACAATTTTGAATTAATATTAGTTAAACCGCTAAAAAGATTTGGTTCATTAAATGCTTGTCCTGGTCCAAAGTTACTTGTTGCGTATGACAATGGCACGTTATAGTATTGAAGATTACTAACATTTGCAAGTGAGTTTGTGTTGAGATATAAACTTGTATTACTTGTAATTAACTCAACAGTTCCAACATAAGTGTTAGGACCAGCAACGCTATTTGCAATCCATAATTGGTCACCATAATTTAATTCAGTAGAAAAATGTGTGCCAATACCCGTAACGTTGCCATTAGCAGTGTATGCTGTAATGTTACCAGTAGTATAATATGTATATGTAAAATTATTTGCAACTACTGGACGATAATTAAAACTGCTGCTATTAAGAGCTAAATTAGCATTTGTGCTTAAAAGTAAACTTGTATTACTAAACACATAACTTACATAACCAACAAACACACTGGTTGCATTACCAATAACACTACCAGGTTTTAATTGCGTTAAAAAAGTAGTTCCACTACCAAAAACATTGGCATTGCCAGTAAAAGATGTAATTGTACCAGTGCCGCTAGTGTAATTTCCTAATGCCATTAAAACGGACCTATCAGCACATCGCTTTCATGAGGAATAGCATTATGTCGTAATGCTTCAAATACACCAAGATATCCAAGTGGTCTACCGCCTACCAAAATACTTGGAGAACCAGTAATAATAGGATTTGGTGGGTGAGGAATTGGTCCAAAGCCAGGATGACTTGTATACATATCACCAATACGTGCGGCGGGTCTACCATTAATTAAAACAGTCAAATCGCCCATAAAATTAACACCGCCGCCTGTATTAAAATTTCCTACTTTTGTTGGAATTGGCATTGACTCTCCTTTAGGCAGTTGCCAAAGTCAGTCCTGTTGTTTTAGCAAGATACTGAGTGGCGATGTCACTTTCTGTTTTACCAAAAAGCGCAACTGCTCTTTTATTTAACATTACAGGATCAGTAGGATTAACACTAAAAATGGCTGGTGCCAATCCAAATCCACCATTTGGTGTAGAAATCATAACTAATGGTTTTAGTAGAGTATATGTAGTAGCATCGCTATCACTTACACGACTAATGATTTCTTCACCAGTAACAGTTTTAAATGTGTATACGGTATTCTTATCAGTCTTGTTGATTAACATTCTTTCTTTCCTGTAATTCGTTGTATGATAGTTTACTTAGACCTGTGTAACCACCCTCTATCAAAAGTTTGCTATTATAATAAATTTGTGGAACAGTTTTGTGACCTTCATTTACCAACCAATCACGAACACCATCTTCATTGATGTCAATTTCTTCGTAGTCTTCATTCCAACTTTTAAGCAATTGCTTTGCACCATCGCAATATGGGCAGTTATCTTTTGTATATAATGTAATCATTTATTTTCCTTTAGCATACTTGGTTTTTCTGGACGTTCGTGGCAGTAATCACATTCAGGATCATTACAAGCCTTTTCTAGCCATACATCGCAAGACTCGCAATAGTAAGCATCATGTTTAGCGTTATATTTTTTATCGCTATTACAAGTCTTGCATTTTTTCATAGACTAAATCCACTGAATGTATTTTTATCAACGTCTTGTTTAGTTCCGCCAATTACATATGAACTAATTTCTGTCTCTTGTGGCGCAACTTGAACTTCTGCACCAGCAATCCACTTTTGTGTCCAAGGTAGCGGATTATTCTTTGTAGGATATGGCTGACCAAGACCAACTGCTTGCATACGCTTGTTTGCAATAAACTCAACATATTCAGCAAGTAATTGATAGTTTAAACCAATCATACTGCCATCTTTGAATAGATATTCTGCCCATGCCTTTTCTTGCTTGACTGCATCATCAAATAACTTGATAGCTGCTTCACGGCACTCTACTTCAATCTTTTCATAGGCTGTGTCATCTTTTGGCAATAACTTAAGTAGCGTTTGGGTGCCAGCAAGATGTAGATTTTCATCACGAGCAATGAACTTGATAATCTTTGCATTGCCTTCCATCTTCTTTAATTCAGCAAATGCCCAACTGCAAGCAAATGACACATAAAAACGCACACCCTCAAGAATGTTGACACTCATAAGCGCAAGCCACAGTGCTTTCTTGTGTTCATAATTAAACCCACCCCAATCAGGTGGATCGAAGTCATCTAAGGTTCTTTGGTTATTCAGAGTAATAAGTTTATCATATAGCGCAGTGATATCGCCAGCACAATCAACAATTTCCTGAATGTCCATCAGTTCATCAAAGATTTTACTTGGATTAGCATACACATTACGGATAATATGTGTATAAGAACGACTGTGAATAGTTTCACTAAATGTCCACGTTGTAATCCAAGTTTCTAATTCTGGCAACGAACAGATAGGACCAAATGCTACTGCTGGCGCACGACCTTGAACGCTATCAAGTAGAATCTGGCGTTTTAGATTACTTGTGAAGATATGTTGCTCACTTGCTGTCAAATCTTTGAAATCTTTAGCATCACGAAGAATATCAATTTCTGTTGGCAACCAAAAAAACGACAATTGTTTTTCAGTAAGTTTTTCAAATTGACGATATTTCAAGGTATCATATCTTTGAATACTAACACCACCATTTGGGTCCAGAAACGCAAGTGATTTAGTGTGATCGCTTTTGTCCATAGCATTAAAAACTGTGCTCATTTTACATATCTTCCTTTTTATTACTCGTTAAAAAATATAACACCATTCAGACCATTTGTCAATTTTAGATAAACATCTATCTCTAACTTGTTTTGTAGATGACAAATTATAATGTTTAACTACTGCCGTCACTGTTGGAAATATTCCGTCTGGTGTTTTAATTTTTTTCTTTCCTTTTGTATTTTCTGGTTTTACCGTAGGTGTAATATTATCATTGTAGGACCACATATAACCGTGAGCATTCATAAACTTTCCATCACAGGTATATTTTATATTACTTGGACTTTTAACTCCAATGGAACTGGCAGCATCGCACAAACTATCATATCTGGCAATTTTATTTCCACTTAAATCAAATTGATATACTGGTTTTTTTAACATTTTGTCTGCCCATTTATGCCATCCTTCAAATCTTCTTTTATTTGAATCTGATGTATGTTTTTTTCCTAACATACCTTTTGGATGTTGTTTTTCTTTCCATTGATTTTTTAATCTTGCAATATTTTTTTCTTTAATAGTAGAATTATTGTTTATAAAATCAAAACCTCCACCTGCTTGTTGTTTCATATTGTAAAAATTTTCATTAGATGCTGCCTTATATAAGTCCAGATAATATTGTTCTCTTTCTAACAGTTTTTCTTTTTCAACAATTTCTAATATTACTCTTTCAAAAGAATCAATACTATATTTTTTAACTGCTCTCTTAAATGCAACTCCACTCCCAAGATAGCCATCATCTTGTTCTCCGAGATGGCTACCTATATATTTTTTACCATTTATCTTATTTGTCCATTCATAAATGAATCCAGTTGCCATAGTTAAAATATCCTTTTAACTATTTATCTATTACTTCAACACTTTTATATTTTACACGATTCGCAGTCGTCGTCATAATCTTTATTGGTTTCAAGTTCAGTCGTTGATGAATCTTCAACAAACTTGGCAACATTAATTTCACCTTGATTATCTTTTGTATTAAAATAATACAAAGTTTTAATTCCCAGCTTATAGCACATCAACAAATGACCAATCATAACACTCATTGGAATCTTTTCATCTTCATAGAATGTTGGATTGTATGAAGTATTGGTTGAAATACTTTGGTCAATATATTTCTGTAGGATAGCAACAAGTTTTAGATAACCTTCTGGTGACTTTTGGTCCCATAGCAATTCATACTTGTTCTTTAATTTACGGAACTCTGGCACGACTTGCTTCAACACGCCATGCTTGCTTTGCTTAACACTAATAAGGCTACGTGGTGGTTCAATGCCGTTTGTAGCATTAGCAACTTGTGCACTGGTTTCTGCTGGCATAAGTGCCATGAGTGTGCTATTGCGGATACCGTGTTCTTTTAGGCTTTCACGAAGTGATGCCCAATCCATGCGTTCAGTATGTGGAACAAGTTCATCAACTTCACGTTTATAGGTATCAATAGGTAGAATACCATTGCCATATTTGGTTTCGCTGTTCTTTGGTGCAGCACCCTTTTCAATGGCAAGTTGATTACTTGCACGAATAAGATAATAACTCCATGCTTCTGCATATTCATCAACGAGTGCAAGTGCACGTGGGTCACTATATGACACATCATTCTTTGCTAGGAAGTATGCAAAGTTAATAATACCAATACCAAGTGGACGACGATTCATAGTGCTTAATTGTGCTGCAATAACAGGATAGTTTTGATAATCAAGCAATTCATCAAGTCCACGAACTGCTAGGTCACACATGCGTTCAAAGTCTTTTGGTTCTTTAACATTGCCCCAATTGATAGCACTTAATGTGCAAAGACTAATTTCACCAGACTCATCAAAGATATGATTTAGTGGTTTTGTGGGTAGTGCAATTTCAGCACACAAATTGCTTTGCTTGATTGGCGCAACGCTTTCAACAAATGCACCGTGAGTATTTGCATGGTCAACATTCATAAGATAAATGCGACCTGTATTCTTGCGTTCTTCCATAAACTGTGAGAATAAATCAATTGCTTTATAAGTTTTCTTGCGGATTTTTGTATTCTTTTCCGCTTTCTCATAAAGTTCTTTGAACTTGTCTTGGTCTTGGAAGAATGCTTCGTATAAGCCTGGCACATCACTTGGAGAGAAGCAAGTGATATCGCCGCCTTGGAGAAGACGCTCATACATTAATTTGTTAAATTGTACACCATAATCCATATGACGAACACGATTATCTTCTGTGCCTTTGTTATTCTTTAAAACTAACAAATCTTCAATTTCATAGTGCCATAGCGGATAGTAAAGCGTAGCAGCACCATTGCGAACGCCACCTTGTGAACAACTGCGCACTGCACTTTGGAACAATTTATAAAATGGAATAAGACCTGTATGGCTGGCGTCACCTTTGCGAATTGGTGAACCAATCGCACGAATAGATCCAGCACCAATACCAATGCCTGCTTTCTGACTTACATACTTTACAATAGCACTGCTTGTAGCATTAATGCTGTCAAGGCTATCATCAGTTTCAATCAAAACGCAACTGCTGAATTGACGCTGTGGTGTGCGGACGCCAGCCATCACAGGAGTCGGTAAACTAATATCATGCTTACTAATAGCATCATAATAATCTTTTACATAACGTAGACGTGTTTCACTTGGATATTTGGAAAACAGTGTTGCAGCAATAAGTGCATAAGCAACTTGTGGTGTTTCCATAATTTGACCTGTAACACGGTTCTGCACAAGATACTTGCCACGTAGCTGTTCCATAGCAACATATGCAAGACTACAATCACGTTCATGGTCAACGAACTTGTTGATAGTATCCCATTCTTCTTCGCTATAATCTGTTAGCAGTGCAGGATCATAAAATCCACTTGCAATATTCTTTTTAATAATATCAATTAGCGGCCATGGATGATAGTCACCATAAACTTCTTTGCGTAAGTGATAATTTACAAGACGACCTGCGACATATTGGTAGTTTGGTGTTTCTTCGGAAATTAAATCAGCAGCAGCCTTGATCATAGTTTCCTGAATTTCAGTGGTTTTAATGTTATTATAAAATTGAATTTGACTTCGTAGTTCTAGTTCACTTGCACTTACATTACTGATGTTTTCTGTTGCCCAGAATACTACTTTATGAAGTTTCTCAATATTCAATGGTTCTTTGCGACCATCACGTTTAATAACATTAATTGCCATTTAATTCTTTCCTATATGTGTAATTTTTTTGCAGTCACTGTGTTAATCAGTTCTGCTGTGGGACTGATAGTGAGGTTATTTACAACCTGCCCTTCATGATAATTCAGCGTATATAATCCACCCTCGCACCTGACTAAATTAAGGTATTCATGATTTTTGCGATCACGATAAATCTCAATTGCCATACTATCCTTTTCTGCGTAAGAAGTAAAGTATAAAGTGTAAAAAATACCTAATGCACGTGCAGTATCGTCATAAATTCCTTCACTTACAAGCGTCCAAGGATCGGGCCAATGTCGCGGGTCATCAAATTCAAGGTATGAATCTATTACAGGACATTTACGCCATGCGTCTGCAACAACGCTGACATGATTGTTTGTAATGCTACGTCTAAAATTTCGCCATTGTAAGATGTTTTCTGTGGGTCTACTACTAAACCAATCACAACATTTCAAAGTATCTAATAGCATAGTTGATGAGACCTGTTCCATTAGCGTCAGTGGTATAAGTTATATCAGTGCTACCATTGTAACCAAATGTAACACCTACGTCTCCACTTTGCGTTCTGTCATCTTCTATACTATATAAACCACTACTTGTCAAGGTAAACTTTGCTAAACCAGTAGCAACTTGATTATTTCTTGTAATAGTGTATTCAAATTCAAAACCGAATGTTTCACCGTAATCATCAAGAGTGCTAAACAAAGGCGCAGTGGTATTATTAGCAAGTGTTATACTATTACCTTTTTTAAAGTTTACAGTTCCAAGACGTAGACCATGCGCATAATCCCACTCTACTGTATTAATAGTTTCAGCAACATAAGGTATCCCTGTTATACTACTAGTTGCACTATAAGCACGGTCAAAACTATCGCCAATACTTGCACCACTTACTGTTGCACTATCCCAATTTACAATGATATAATATGGGTTACCTGCACCTGTTAATTTATTGCCAACGTCTTTAAAATAATTTGCAACACTTCTGAAATTAGTTGAATTATAAAGATTAACACCGCTATTGTAAATTGCATCCATTACACTATTAGATAGTGTCATACCAGTTGCACTTGTTCCATTTAAATATACACCATAATAAAGATTTTTAAATGTGCAACTTATGAAAAGTCCATTTGATGCATATTGATTTGATGGCACATAAATTCCAACATTAAAGCCATTAATTAAACAGTCTGTTAAATTAATATCAGATGCAAATACAAGACTACGACCGAGTAATTTTACACCAGACGTGGTGTTTCCACTGACACTATCGGTAAGTGTTGTTACAGTGCTATTTGGTCCTTGCAAACGAACATTTTCAAGAGTAACTCTGTTTGCACTATCAATAACAATACCATCATTTAAACTATTGAGCGTCATGTTACTGATAGTAATATCAGTTGGAAGACCTGCACCATTTAAACCAGCATTGTTGCCAATTTGTTGCAAATTATCTGCAGTATACATTACCCAAGTTGTATATGGATATATGTATGGATTAGCTGTTTGTGTAATAATAGTATTATAAGTTCCCTCACCACTTAAACGAGCATGACTTGGAACATTAATACTGCCGTTTACGATATAATTGCCCGCTGGAAACCATAGAATCTTTCTTGCAGCGTATGATGAAGTGCGGCAATATAGTTCATACATTGCGCGATTAATAGCTTCGGTATCATCGGTAACGCCATCACCTTTTGCACCAAAGTCTTTTACGCTTACAAAATCATCAAGTTTCTTTTGTATAGGACGTTGAGTAGTAACACCACCATAACTGAAACTTTGAGTTGACCAAGTTTTTCCATCGGCAGCGGTGCTAATATGCCCATAATCACCCACACTATAGAAGTTTGAGTTTAAGTAAGCGATTGAACGATTATTATAACTCGTGCTTATTGTTTCTTTTCTATAATACTTAAATTGATTTGTGCTATAATAAAAGAATCCATATTGAGAACTTACTACATTTGTTGTGCCGTTTGTAGCAATATTGTAAAGGTCAGGTGCTAAATTGTTTGTTGTAAAATAAAGGCTATTATCAACATAATTTACTGCATCTTGACTTGTCAAATATGTAAGACTGGTATCGCCACTGACATAAAAATATGAACTTACATATGTAATGTTTGTTAAATTGCTGGTAGTTAATGTTGTTTTAGTAAACCAACTTGTACCATTGCTACTTGTTGCAAGTATACCATGGTCACCAACAACTATCCACAGATTAGTTGGACTGCCGCCTGGTGGGGTAAATGAAAAATAACCTATATTATTAAGGTCGCTTAATGAAACAGTGTGACCATTTGGATCAGTTGCGCTATTTGATATTGCACTACTCCAAGTTGCGAAACTGCTACCATTGGTGCTACTGATTCCAACACCACCAGTTCCAACTGCTATTGCTTGGTAAGTGCCGCCACCAAAATTTGCAACAGCAATATCACGCAACTCAACTGCTGTTCCACTACTTTGTGTAGTCCAAGTATTAGCAGCATTTGTTGAACTTGTAATCACAGTTCCGCTTGCGCCCACTGCAATCCATATGCCACTTGCACCATTAACTGAACGCACAATACCTTTTAAATTATTGGTTGTTCCACTTGTTTGACTAGTAAATGTTGTTCCATTGCTACTTGTTAAAACTACACCACTATCACCAACTACTACCCATGTAGTGCCATCAAAATATACAGAATTTAAAGCAGTTGACACACCACTTGTTCGCGATGTCCATGTAAGACCATTGCCACTTGTATAAATTCTACCGCTGCCTGTTAACGCAGTAAAAAGACCAGCATTATTATAATAGATATATGTAAAATTTTCTATACCACTTGCAATACTTGTTTGGTAAGTTAAATTACCATTAGTTCCGCTGTAAACATCGCCCCAACTTGTAATTGCCCAACTATTTGTGCCATCATTTGTTACACTAATCAATGCATCAACAAAAGAACGATACCATGTAGTTCCGTTTGAACTATAATAAATTTTATTATTTGTGCAAGCTGCTACAAAGTTACTTGCACTGCCGTCTACTATATAATTTAAACCTAAAATATCATAATATCCAAATGAATTAGTGCTCCAAGTTACAGCATCACTACTTGTAATTACAGTGCCACCACTGCCACCTGCAACAAATGTACTATTGCCATAAGCAATTGCGTAAAGTGGAACATTTACGCCACTTGTTTGTTTTGTCCAAGTTATACCATTATTGCTTGTAAAAACTTCACCTAATTCAGTTACAGCAACAAATTTGCTTGCAGCATAAGTGATAGCGTTTATATTTGTATATGATACAGCACCACTTGGTTGCCACACAGTTCCATTACTTGAATATAAAACTGTGCCATTTGCGCCAACAGCGACAAATAAACCTCCACCATAAGCAATGCCTAATAAACTTTGATTAGTTCCACTTATAGTATTAGTCCATGTAGCACCATCACTGCTGGTTAAAATATTACCACTGGAACCTACTACAACATATAAACTGCCATTGTATGCAATGCCACTATAAACTGATTTTGCATTTCCAGTTTGTGGATTATAACCAGCATCACTATTTTTAAAATTATATAAATTTGCTAAATTTAGAATATCGCTGTATTCTGTTAAAATTTCGGTAAGACCAGCTTGCGGTGCACCATCTGTAACAAGACCGTTACCAATAAACAAGCGACGTTGATCTACTGCATAACCTAATTCTGCTTTTGCTAACTGTGGTAAATTTTCATATAATCCACTGCGGTGCTGAATACGTGATATTTGGACGATTGACATTCATATCTCTCACTAATAGAGATATTTATGGTTTATCTACATAGAATTGCCAAACTCTATCCCACCAAGCACCAGTCCAGTTGTCAAATTCATCGCCAGTAATAATCCAACGCTGCGGTTCGCAGTCTTTGCTACACATTAGGATTACTATTTGTTTGATGTCCGTGCCAAAAACCTCATTGTGAGCAGCCGCATAAGCAGCACCTTGCATAAAATAATCATGAATCCACTCTGTTTTCTTAGGTTTGTTAGTTTGTTTGTAGTCAATAATACTTGGTTTACCATTGTAAACACCTACAAGGTCAGTGGTTCCAGCATAAAGTTCAGGATAATATAATCCCGCTTCCATGCCCCAATATTCCTGTAATTGACCTTTAAGATATTCTTCTATAATTGTAGTTGCCATACGTGCACTTTGTTGATGCACAGTATTGCTACCAGTTTTTAATTCACCATGTTCAAGCCAATTTTCTAACTGCTTGTGCATGCTAGTGCCACGACCAGCGGCTTCTGTAGTAATTTGTTGTGCTTTTTCTACACCAACACGCTGTTTCCATTCACGAAGTGCTTGAACTTTTTCTTGAGTTTTGGTTTTATCAATAATAGTTGTTACGCTTGGAACAATATCACCTGTTGGGGTTAGATACCTACGACCAGCTTCTGTTTCTTTGCGTTTGATTTCGCTATAATTGTATTGATTATTATGTTTTACCAGGATATTTGCCAAGAGATATTTGTCCCATCAGTTGATATACGACTGATAGTATAACCTAATCTAGCAAAGTTGTCAAGAACTGATTGCATTTGTCCGCTGGCAAGTGCATTGGCTGTGCTTGTCTGCCAAGCAGTGTAATATTGTGTGCCTAATGTCATTGGTGTGCCAACAACAGTATTACCATTTAGGGCAGTATGTGTTAATTTGTTGACAGTTACAGTCACATTACCAGAAGAAACTGCGTTCAAAATATTCAAATTTAACAATGCAATTTCTGTTTCTGTTGCTGCACTTGTGATGGTTTGGGTTCTGGCATTAGTAGCTGTAAACATATTATTTTTCCATTAATATTTAGGACACGCTTTTGCTTTTTGTTTTACCGCCTGCTTGACGTTTACGTCTGCCAGCACAATGAGCCTTTTGACTAAATCCTTTAGGATGACTGCAATTAATACTTTTCTTGTATTTTTTTGTCCATGCTTCTGTTACTTTTTGCATAGATTTTTTTACTTTATATTTCTTGCCGTCAACAATAAAGTATTCTAAACCTTTTTCACGTGCTGTTCGCAGTGCACCGCTAAAAGCATTGCCTTCACTTAAACTTAAATCATTATCAACAGCTTGTAAGTGTGCATCATTGAGTTTATCTAGATCGCCTTCATTACGAAGTAATTTAAATGTTAGATTTTCTACACCGTATTCGCCTTCACGTTCTAATCCACTTTGACGGATTTTTCTAATACGTTCTTTTAATCGCTTAATAGTAGCACGGTCACCACTTTCTACTGCTTGCTCTATTTCACTGTGTAAATGTTTAAATTTATCTTGGATATTTGTTGTGTCAGGATTAGCAACAATGGTTTTAGGAAACTTAATCCAATTATCATTGTAAACACTGTAGATACCATTAGAGATATGTTTTTCGTCGCTGCGTTGAACATATACTTCAACTGCATGACCATAAATGTTGATATCATGTTGATCGTTAAACGCACCTTTCTTAGCCATAAACAATTGTTCAAGGTCTGCTTCACAAGGACCATTTACGTCTGCAACAAGGTGTAAATCAATATCACTATTTGCATTATAGTTATAACTTGCGTTGCTGCCGCTAATTGTTACATCAGTTAATTGCAAATCTGGAATGTTAATAAATTCAATAAATGCTTTGGCAATTTTGAATAATGCAAGTCGCACTTCTGGCTTAAGGCGATTGTTTTGCCATAAATCAGGATTCAACTTGTCATGGAATTTTGTAAGTTGTTCTAAATCACCAATGCGCATACTGTATTTAGATTAAAAACGTGCTGCTCTTGCAGCCATTTTGTCAACAGTTGCACGTTCTGGACTACGACCATCGGCAATATCTACTTCTGGTTCTGATGGTGGTTCTGCACTCATGCCCATGTCTGGATTATTCATTGGTGGTTCTTCTATACCCATGCCATTTTGTTCTGGTTCTGCTGATATTTCAGGTTCTTCTTCACCGCCAAGTGTCAAACTATCTTCATCAAAATCACCAATAAGATCATCTAGTGCTTTATACTTTTTCTTTAGACCTTCTAAAGCTCGCCAGTTAAAAGGATAACCAGCATTATTCATTAGATTGGTAATATTTTGCATTGGAATTTTTGTGCCAGGTTCTACTTTGTTTTGTAGCATCTGTAAGATAGTCATAAGTGAACCTACTTCACTTCTTACAAAATCTGGCGCAACTTCCAAGAGTTTCATTATTAAACTCTCTTACCACGACCTAATTCAGCAGCACCGCCAGCGGCACTATCTGCTGTTGCCAAATCCTCATCACCACCATCACGTGGTGGCATTACTGCACCACTTTCAGGTGAGGCACCCATATCAGGAGTAGCACTCATATCTGCGCCGCCCATATCTGGCTCACCCATTGATGGTTGGTTATAAACACCGCGTGCTGCATTATCTAGCGTATCACGAGCATGATTTGCAGCATCTAATAAACCTTGAAGAACTTGCTTGGTAGAATCATTAAATGAAGTAGCTTGTTCCATACCAATTTCATCTTTCATAGCACTAACAAGTGCTGGTAGCTGTTCGTTCTGCATATCGCTGATTTTTGCAACAATATCTTGAACTGTATCAGCAAGGTCACGAGCAGCCATAGTAACACGTGCTTGTTCAATTTCACCTTCTGTTAGGGCTGGTGGAAGCTGATAGCTTTCATTCTTTGCCATCTTTGTAGCAGTGGCATACATGACTTCTTTACCACGCTTGCCATAACGCTTTTCAAAATCACCCGCTCTACTTTTGAGAGCCTTTGCATAATGCTCACGCTTCTTAAGTTCTGCTGGTGTCAATTCACGTTCGTTCAAGGTAATCATGCAATATTCATCAATTGCCGCCATTTTTTCTGCAATAATTTTGCGTCCGTGTGCCATTTCATTCTTCCATGTTTCGAGGACTTTAGTAACCATGACCGCTTCCATATATTGTGGATTGCGTTCCGCATGATGCGCTTGTGAACTTTTACGAATTGTGCTCATCTTATTTTGTAATGTTGACAACATAGAATTGACAGCACCTTCTTTAAGATGACCAAGATTTAATTGCCACTTATAAACTTTTGCCAACTGTTGATTTAGTTCGCTGGCAGATAAATTATTAAACTCATTCACAAACATAATAATGTCCTTGTTTAAGTTATTTATTGCAAAGAGAGACTTTTTTCTAATTCTAACAATTGTTGTTCAAGAAGTGATAGCTCATTTTCAGTGCGGCTTAATCTATCAGACATTACAGGATTATCTTTTTGTTTTAATCTAATGCTAAAATAATTTTTATCTTCTAAAAAGATATCTAACTGTTGATCAAAACCCGCCATTTTATTGCAGTCAAGTTTTCTTTTTTTGCTTGCAAGTGCAGCAAACAATATAGCAATTCTGCGTTGTCTAAAACTTCCCAATGCAGTATTGTTTTGCTCAACCACCCATAAGTTATTATTTTGTCTTACCAAAATATTGTTTACCATAAAACCATTACGCACTGACTTTACAACAACTACGCCTTTTGTAGGCAAAGTGTTGTAAGAATCAGTGATAAATTGCGTAATTTTGTTGAAGTTGTGTTTTTCGCTGCTCATAATACAAATTATAGATGACAGCGTGATACTTGTCAATTAAATATGCGATTTTGCAATATAAATTACAAGTCCTACGAGTGTAGTCAATAATGAGCCAATAATGCCAATGCCAATGCCAACGAGTTTTTTATAAGCCAAAGTTTCTTTTTCGATTAACATATTTTTGATTTCGCTGACTATGGTTTCAACCTTTTGAAGTCTGATTTCCATAGTTTCCATTTTTTCATCCATTTTGTTATAACGCTCTGCGCACAAGTCAACATGTGCTTCTAAACTTTCACGTTCATTCGCATAAATTGTTGTCATGTGTTTCTCCCAAAGCAGTATTATTTACTTTGCTTATTCATTAATAAAAAGCTGATATTTTTATTTATAGTATCAGTTAATATTGTTTTTAGGGAAAAATTTGTAGTTTCATTAAGTCCACATATAATTGGAATGTGATTTAAAACTTGTTCAAATTCATCTGTATTGTGCATTGATGTGCAGGTAAAATCAAATATCCAAGTGTTGTGGAAACCACTATAATTATTGCCAAAATTTAAACCATTTACATCACGATAAATTTTTTTTGGGTAACATAAAATTTCAAAATCTGTATAAAGACTTATTCCTTGCAACAAACTTATCCAATTTTTATTTGGATTTTGTTCTGTGCCAAAGTCTACTAAACTAAAACAACGAATCATAATTGTATATAGACAATAAAAAAAGGCGGTAAAAATACCGCCTTTAATTACATTAATTGTATCAACTATTAAGTGAATGATAGCTTGAAACCACGGTTTACAACAACTGAACCAGTTGCGTCAACAGCGTTGTTACCATAGTAACCAGCACCGTTACCACCGTTGCGGATCATGCTTTGAACAGTTGAAGCAATTGCGCTATCAGTTGAACCTAGACCAGCAGCGCCTTCAAGAAGAACACTGATGTTACCATTTGAACCTGGTTCAACTTGGTAAGCTAGAACTGTAGTGTTTGCGCTAAGTGCCTTGAAGATACCTTCAACTGCATAGTTAACACCTAGTTCACTTGCAAGGTTTTGTGCACTGTTGGTACCACTTGCAATATACATTGCAAGAGCTACTGGGAACTTGCCGATGAAACTTGCACCAGCAGCAGTTGAAACAAAGCCCTTACCATCACCGATAACACCAACGTTACCACTAACACGATAAAAATCTGCCATTTTATTTCTCCAAAAATATCTGCGTTATTATACGCTGATAGTATTTATGTATCAAAGTCAAAATGCTTATGATATACTATTATTTGCTTTCATTTATTTTACGTAAACCACGAACAAATTTTGCTGGTTCTTGTGTGCGTATACTGTTTAGCAATCTGCGCTCTAATTCATCTGCTTCTGGCGCATCATATGTTTCACGAATCTGATTAATTAAATTAATAGCACTATTGATGATATGATTGGCGCGGCTTTCTAAAACCAAACCATTATTTTGACTAACATTCATGGAACTTAGTTCGTCAAGAATAGAACGGGTTTGTTTGCGCAAAATTTAATACTCCAAAATTATTTAGGGCAATTTATGCAGTTTCTAATTTACCACAGGCAATATCACACTGTATTAAACGACCATCTTTGACACTTGTTTTAGTCCAACTTGATTCTACTTTACTGAACCAACGTATGGCTTCTTCAAGAGTTGTTTCATGCAAATTGTTATTTTGTATTAATGGTTTAATTTGGGAATTAACAAATCCGTGAAACCCTTTATCATAAGTAAGAGGACTAAATCCCATATAACAGCATGGATAAATTCTACCATCAGCAGCAATATAAATTGATTTTGCTGTTTTTGTAAAACAATCTAATTTTCTTTTTGGATTGTATATTGGGTATTTGTATTTTTTAGTTTTGTCTGCATGGAAAGCAATAATATCTTCAATATTAGTGTGTGCATCCCAATCACCCATGATGTGAACTAGATTTCCTTTTCTGTCAAATACTGGTCCACTGTTTCTGCCGTGATCTTCTAATCTAAATTCATTAAATCCATATTCTAAACTACGTTGTTGTGCTTCTGCAATTTGGTGTTGATTATGATCAAACTTAATCATTTTCCAAACTGCATATCCGCCCGAAGCAATATATGTTTTTGCGTTTTCTATAATTTTATTAAAATCTGTATCTTGACGATACAAGTGATGTGTATCTTCTAATCCATCCAAGCAAAATTCTATTTTTGTATTTGTAAACTTTCCTAATTCTGCCCAAAATTCAGCATTTCTTGCACTACCGTTTGTGCTTATTTGAACTGTTAAATTTGGATTGTGTTCTTTAAAATATTTTATAATGTTTATACTTTCTAAATTAGCAGTAAAATCACCAAAATTCCCATTTATTAAAATCATGTTTAATTGTTTTATAAAGTCTGGACTAAATGATTTTTTTATTAATTCTAAAGTTAAACTTGTTTCTTCATATCCACGATTATAAGGATAACCATATAAATTTCTTGGACATAGTGGACACCTAGCATTGCACAAACTACTAAATTCCATGTGCAAATGTGTAATTTCTTCTAAACTAATCATGCAAAAAATATTTATTGCTATATAATACAACGTAAATATTCTATTATTGGCACATTTAAGGCACAAAGGGCAATCAATGAAACTACCAGAAAATGCACAGGCACAATGCGAACAACTATTACGAGAATTTAGACGACAAATACCAGATGATGCGGCATATACTGACCGCCTTGTTGAAGAAATAGAAATCATCTTGGGTCTGCGATTTACAGAATACTTCCTACAAATCCGTGAAATATTAGACATGACTACTGACCTACCACACATGACTCGTGGTAGTGCAGGCAGTAGTCTTGTTTGTTGGGCGTTAGGAATTACAGATGTTGATCCTATAAAATGGGATATACCACTATCACGATTCTTAAATCCACACCGTGATGACTTACCAGACATTGACATAGACTATCCACATTGGGCACAAACCACAGTAATGGAACGTATATTCAAACGCTGGCCTGGTAAAAGTGCACGAATCAGTAACTATGTTACATTTAAAGAAAAAAGCGCCAAGCGTGAAGCAGCAAGACGCCTTGGTGCAAAAGGAAAATTACCACGCAACTTCAAATATGATGATCTTGACATTGACATAGGGGAAGCTATTCGTATTGAAAAGAAGTTGCTTGGTAAGAAACGAGCCATTAGCAAACATTGCGGTGGCATACTTGTGTTCAAACATAATCTACCAAAGAGTTTAATAAATGCAGACAATCAAATCCTATTAGACAAACATGAAGTAGAAGACCTTGAACACTTAAAAGTTGATATACTTGCTAATCGTGGGTTAAGTCAACTTTATGAGATAGAACCCAATATGGGGTTAGAAGATTATCCTGACTATGATGAAGCAACTATACAATTACTGTGTAATGGTGATGTGTTGGGAGTTACACAAGGTGAATCACCAGCAATGCGGCGATTGTTCCGTGCAATACAGCCAAAGTCACGCAGTGATTGTGTATTTGCAACGGCACTTATACGCCCTGTTGCAACTACTGGTCGTCAAAAAGCAAGTTTCTTCCATGATTGGACAGAACAACGGCTAGAAGAAAGCATTGTGTATGAAGATGATGCTATCAAAAAGATAAGCAAACTTATTGGTTGTGACATATATGAAGCAGATATGTATCGCCGTGCATTTGCCAAAAAGAATGAAGAAAAAGTTTATGAGTTTATGCACCGCATGGGCACACATCCAAATAAAACTGAAATTATAGACGAACTATATCAGCTTGGCAACTTTGGATTATGCCGTGCACATGCTGTAAATCTTGGGCGATTGATTTGGGCACTTGCATATCAAAAAGCACATAATCCAAAACCATTTTGGGCTGCATATCTTAAACATTGCGAAGGCAGCTATCGTCGTTGGGTTTACAAGAATGAAGCCAAACGTGCTGGTTGGGATTTGCGTGAACTTGGATATAATTATAGCCTATTAAATGACCCTATATATGAATATAGAAAATATGGATGGTGGGGCGATGCCGATTTTTTACCAGGTTTTTATTGCAATAATCAGTATCTTGACCGTTTTGAATTTGCTGGTCTTGTTGCCAATGGTCGTGTATTCAAGGGAGAAGGCGGGAAGTATATCACCTTTCTTACCCTTGGTGTTGGTAACGGAAAATATATTGACTTATTGGTAAAAGGTCCAGTTGCATATCATGATTATGATGTTGTATGCGGCGTAGGCAAAGTCAAAACAAGCAACGGCAGTCAGTATATTGAATGTCAAAATGTGCGCACATTAAAGCTAGAAAAGTTTAACTCTTCTGCTTAAGATTGTTTAGCATTTGTTTTAGTGCACTACTATTAACATCAGCAACAATTTT